GCGGTTTCTGCAACGCTTATTCTTCAATACCTAGGCACTGGCGCTAACTCAATTGGAGCACTAGCTATTCAGGGCAACACTCAAGCCGGTGCTGCTGGTACAATGAAATATGCATACAATACTGCTCCAACATTAACGTTAAGCCCAGCAAAAAGCGATATATTATCTGTAATAACTTATGATGGTGGTTCTTCATATATAGTAGCACCATCTTTTATGAACTTTACTACTTAATAGGAGGACTCGATGGCTGTTGTTATTTACGATGCTACTTTATATTCAATCACACCTGCTTCTAAACTATATTCTTGTCCTTGGAGACAGTATCTGAGTTCATTGAATGTAGAATGGAAAGATCTAAATTACGGTGGTACTACACTAGAAAATCTACAAGCCGTAGTAGATCCAGTAAATTCTTGGTTTGGACCTAATCCAGATGGTTCATTTTTACTTTCGCCTGAATCATTTCCATTTTTAATATATCAAAAAGCCGATTCTTCTATCAATGGCGGTTATCCAAAGCATACCGTTCATCTAACTTTAGAATCATTGCTTGCAGATGAAACTTTCAAGAATTACGAGCCATAATACATGCCATTAGGATTTAGAGCCAGAATACGTCAGTCTGCTGCAGCTGGTACTCAGACGTTTAACACATCTGGAACTTTTACTGTTCCTGTCGGAGTGCAGTGGATTAGTGTGCAAGGCGCTGGGGCTAGTGGAGGCTCCGGAGGAGCGGGTGGATTAGGTAGTGCTGGAACTGGAGAAAATAGAAATGCGGCCGGTTCTGGAAATGCTGGCACAGCCGGCGGCGGTGGCGGTGGCGGTGGAGGTCTTAATGGTGTCAAAGCAAACATTGCTATAGCAGGTCAAGCTGGACAAGCCGCTGCATCCAGTCCTCAAGGTGTCGGCGGCGCTGGCGGACAAGGCGGCAACAATTTAGCCGGCCCGTATCAAGGTGCTAATGCGCCTGGACAAGCTGGAACAAGAGGTCAGCCTGGAAACGTCGGCGCCGCAGGGAACATAATAACTCCTGGTATAGCTGCAGGAACTGGTCAACAAGGAGCAGCAGGTAATGCGGGCGGTGCCACTAACGTAGTTGGACAAACAACAGCAGCTGCATTTACAACATTAACATATGCTGGAGGTAGTGCAGGTGCTGGTGGACCGGGCGGGGCCGCAGGAAATGCTGGCACAGCTGCTCAAGCAACTGCTGGAAACGGTGGTCAAGGCGGCGCTGGAGGATCTGGAGGCACTCGCGCAAACTCAACTAATAATCCCGGCGGGCCAGGCGGTGCTGGTGGTCAAGGCGGAGCTGGAGGCACTCCAAGTGGAACCGCAGGAACGTCGGGTCAAGCCGGTACTATTGGTCAACCATGGAATACCACAAACAGCACAGGCGGGGCTGGCGGTGCTGGAGGTGCTGGACCCGGAAATGCTGGAGATGGCGGCGCTGGAGCGATCGGTCAACCATATGCAGGTGCAGGTGGAGGTGGAGGTGGTGCAACTGGAGGTAATGGAGGAGTTGCAGCAAATGCACCAAGCGTAAATGGCACAATTGGAGTAGTATCTCCTCCTGGTCAATCAGGAGGCGCAGGACAATCGCGTACTGATACGTTAGTTCGTGTAACTTCAGGTGATGTATTAACTATTCAAATTGGCAGTCGTGGCACTGGAGGCACTGGAGGCACTGGTGGAAGAATTGGTAATTTAACACCCGGTTCCCAAGCCGCTAATGGTACTGTTGGAGCTGCAAATGGAAGCGTAGTCATTTCATGGACTGGTTCTGAACGATGATATATAATATAAAAGTGAGTGAAAAATTATGTTTAAGTGGTTTAAGCCAAAACAATCTGTAATTGAATTTAGATGTCGTGAAGAAGATTGGGATGTAATTCCAAAACCTTATCCGGCAAGAAAACTTATGCCTAATTGGTATAAAGATCTTGTTCCCGCATTAGATTCAAATTCGAATAGTTCCACTATTAAAAGATGTGCTCCTTTTCTAGATGCGATGATTGTAGGATGGATTATTCCATTAGCGTCTGAAGTACACATTACTACGAATGAAGATTGTTCTCGCATCGATTGGCATTGCGATTGGAACAAGCCAATATTAGAATCTCATTTAGCTAGTCAAATAAATGATGATAAACATCCGAAATACCCTAAACCTCCAATTAAATTTTTAAACTATTGGTCAATCAAAGTTCCTGATGGATGGTCAGTTCTTTTTACCTCTCCTTTTAACAGAGAAGATGAAAGATTTTCTTGTGTTACTGGTATAGTAGATTGTGATAGATATGAAGAATTTGTAAATTTTCCTGCTTTTTGGAATAAACCTAATTTTCAAGGAATGCTTCCAGTAGGTACTCCGTTGATACAGGCTATTCCAATACAAAGAAGTTCTTTTGAAATCGAAGCTGACATACATGAGTTAAATCAACAAGAATTGAAGAAAATACAAAAAACTTCGGCTAGGATGAAAGTTGAGCGTAGTCATTATCGAAATAATTTATGGGTACGCAAATGAAGATGTTTATGCCATCGCCAGATTTGGCATATAATAGTACAACTTTTGCTTGGTGGGAAAATGGATTTACTGATGAAGAGATAGATGCTATATGCACAATGGGAGAAAGAGCACCTCCTCAATCTGCTATCATAGGTCAAGGAGTTCGTGATGAAAATATTCGAGGTTCAACTATATCATGGTTAGATAATGAAGGATGGTTAGCCGATAGACTTCAACATATAGCCAGACAATTGAATGGTAAATTTTTTGGTTTAGATTTATGGGGATTTGGAGAACTGTTCCAGTATACAACGTATAAATATGTAAAGAAATCTAAACAACATTATGATTGGCATATGGACAATGGACCAAACGATAATGTTCCTAGAAAATTATCTATGGTTTTACAATTATCTCATCCTTCAGAATATGAAGGAGGGGACTTAGAATTAATGACGGGAAATATTCCTCATGTTTGTAAAAAACAAAAAGGATTACTATATGCGTTTCCGTCATATATATTACATAGAGTCACACCAATAACAAACGGGACAAGACGAACTCTTGTCGTATGGATATCAGGACCGAGGTTTAAATGAGCGAAGTAACTTGGAAGATTACAGAAGTAGATGAAACTCTTGGTAATATTACCGTGAGTTTTACTAATGGAGTACAAGAGAATAGTAATATATTCAAATGGACTGGTAATCGAGACGACTTAGTTACAATGTTAAACGAAGTTGCATATCAATTTAAAGACACATGGAAAAAAGTGCCTTTGATGTTATCTGTAACTAAATTAGAATTACTACAATTAGTTGGTTCATCTAGCGATCATATCGTGCCATCATATCGCGATATTATCGACGTTTAAATCTAAAAAGATAGTAAATAAATGACTACAATTACAAATTTAATAAAAACAGATGAATTCAATATTTGTTATGGATATATTGGATCACATGAATCTGTAGATATGATTTTAAGAGGAGACGGGATTGCCAATGAATGGGTATATTGCGTAATCCAAAGTTTAGATTCCTCTGATAATCCCCACATGAAATATACTGTTCATGATAGAATTAATGGTAATATAGAAATTATTGGTACTCATAAACAAGGTATAAATTTTAGATCCTACTTTAATAATAAAGTAACTGCTCTAAATAACGGAAATAATTTATTGTACTATGTTGCATTCAATCCTATTCCATACACACAAAATCATGATTTTACAATAATAGAGGAATCTATGGATTTAGGTATGTCTGATAAAACCAGATATATTGTACCTATCATTGGTAAATGTATTGCAAATGGAAATGAGATAACTGCATTAAATTTCGGTCGAAATATTTCTGGAAAAAATCTTACAATTCGATTACAGAGCGGAGATATTACTGCTATTATAACACGATTATAATTTTAAATTATATTATGAATAAAAAAGAACGTGCTTTCCTAGAAACTCTTTTGATTAAGATTAGTCGTGATCCGCAAACTGCATTTTATTCCAAGGATATTTTAGATCATAAATTAATCAAATGGGATGACATAGAGTATCTTCTAAACGATACCTATCGTATTACTCCTGAATGTATAGAACTTATCAATGAGAATCGTGTTAAGATAGAGATCCCGCTTTTTACTTGTGCATGGTCTCATACTCCACGACCAGATCCGCAATTCGTGTTCAATAAGATCAATGCTGGTCATAGTTTAGTTATTCTTGGAGCATCTAAGATAACTAAGGAAGTGAATCATATATGTTCTCTGATAGAATCTATCATACCACAAACGGCAGTAGATGTACATGCTTACTGCGGATTAAAGAAAAGCAAATCGTTCAGAGCGCACTACGATCACGCTGACAACGTAATCTTGCATCAATCTGGTAAGTGTCATTGGAAAGTCTATAAGCAACGCGCCAAAGATTGTAACTTTGAATACAATGTGAATGGCAAGGATTTAGATGTAGAGTTTGAATGTGACCTAGAATCAGGCGATATGATCTATGTACCTAAACATCAGTATCATGAATGCTTTCCACTTAAAAAAAGAATCTCTCTTAGTTTTCCAATAGTAAATGCTGATACTAAATTAGATAGAAACTGGTACTCTATAAATAATAAATAGAAGAAACCAAACTTTCTGGATTAAATATGGCATCGACAAAAGCAAACCTAGTTATAGATCAAGGCGCTACATTCAGTAACACCATCACGGTTAAAGATTCAAACGGTGATGTTATGGATTTGACTAACTATACAGGTGCTGCTCAGATGCGTAGACACTATTCGTCTACTAACTCTACATCATTTGTAGTTACAGTTGCAAACTCTGGTACGGTCACTCTTTCTCTTTCTGCTAATGCTACTGCCAATATTTCATATGGTAGATATGTCTATGACTGTGAAATTACGAGTAATGCTGCGATAGTAACAAGAGTCCAAGAGGGAATAGTCACGGTTACTCCAGAAGTAACTCGATAACGCTACATAAATATTCTATAAATCTCGGAGAAATGTATGGCTGTTCCAACTACTCGTGCTGCATTTAAAGAATATTGTCTAAGACGACTAGGCAAACCTGTCATCGAAATCAACGTCGATGATGATCAAGTAGAAGATCGTGTTGATGATGCTCTTCGTTATTATTGGGACTATCATTTTGATGGCACAGAGAAGATCTATTATAAGCATTTAGTCACAGATACTGATAAGACTAATAAGTATATTACAGTTCCAGACAATGTAATCGGAGCAGTGAATCTTTTCAATATTGCCGATCCATCTATTCGTTCCGATGACCTCTTTAATATTCGTTATCAGATTGCATTAAACGATCTATATACGCTTACATCTGTATCGATGGTTCCTTATTACATGGTCATGGAGCATCTTTCGCTGATTTCTGAAATGTTAGTCGGTAAACAACTTCTACGGTTTAATCGCCATATGAATCGTCTGTATATCGATATGGATTGGAACTCACTCTCAAATGAATATCTACTTGTTGAAGCTTATCAGATCATAGATCCAACTGAATATGTTGACGTCTGGAAAGATCAATGGTTGTTGAGATACGCAACAGCTCTGATTAAACGTCAATGGGGTTCTAATCTAACTAAATTTACTGGTATGCAGCTTCCCGGCGGATTAACGTTTAATGGCGAGAAGATCTATAATGATGCTGTTGCTGAAATTACAGACTTAGAAGATAAGATGATTAGCAGTTATTCATTACCCGTTATGGATATGGTAGGTTGAAATATATCTAATGGCAACCTCAGTCTTCTTCAATAACTTCACAAGTTCTATGGAACAGAACTTGATCGAGAATCTTATCATTGAATCCATAAAAATATATGGACATGACGTGTATTATATTCCAAGACAGTTGAAAAATAAAGACGAGATTGGTGGTGAAGACAGCGTATCAGAATATAATCAATCGTTTTTTATTGATATGTACATCAAAGATGTGTCTGGATTTCAAGGAGAAGGCGATTTCTTATCTAAGTTTAATCTCCAGATCAGAGATCAGATAACGTTTACAATAGCTCGTAGAACTTTCTTTGATGAGATTGGTAATGTAGATGAATTAGCTAGACCACGAGAAGGCGATCTTATCTATTTGCCATTAAATAAAAAAATCTTTATAATTAAATTCGTTGAACATGAAGCTATATTCTATCAACTAGGTTCTCTACAAACGTTTGATTTGGTGTGCGATCTTTGGGAATACTCAAACGAACGACTCAACACCGGTATTCCAGAAATTGATTCAAAAGAAGAACTTTATTCGTTTGATTTCTCTAATTATCGTATGCTTACAGAAGATTCATATGTCCTTCAGGATGAAGACGGATATGATCTTGTTCAAGAACAATTTAACTTCGTTACTCAGGTCGGAGATTCCTTCGAAGATAATACTGAGGTTGAAACAGAAGCTGATAATATATTAGATTTCTCTGAGGCAAATCCATTCTCAGAAGGAAATTATTAAGATGTTTAATACATTCTATCATGGCGCTATAAGAAAGTACATAGTTGCTTTTGGCACGCTTTTTAATGATATTCACATTAATCGCGTAAATTCAAGTAATGAAACTATTCAAACGATGAAGGTGCCATTGTCTTATGGCCCAAAAGAAAAGTTTCTAGCGAGATCAGAAGGCGATCCAGATTTAACGCGTCCATTTGCTATGGTGCTTCCTCGCATGGCTTTTGAACTCGTCAACATTTCATATGATCCAGAACGCAAGCTTAATACGTTAAATAGAAATGTAAAACAAAATTCTTCGAACACTTCACAACTTTTATATCAATATCAACCCGTGCCATATAATTTAGGTATAACTCTTGATATTATGGCGAAGACTAATGATGATGCTACGCGAATCGTAGAACAGATATTACCATATTTTACGCCGCAATGGACTATGACATTAAATATGATTCCTGATTTAGGTTTGAAAGTAGATGTTCCGGTTATATTAAACACTACGAGTTTACAAGATACTTATGAAGGTGATTTTATAAATCGTCGTGCTATAGTATATTCATTGGGATTTACGCTGAAAGCTCAGTTATTTGGACCAATCAGAAAGAGCGGAGTTATCAAGAGAACCTACACTAACCTATATGTTCCACCTGGTGATACTTCAGCAGATGAAGCTGTAGGAACTCCTATCTCTGAAAGAATAACCATAACTCCCGGTCTACTAGCAAATGGCTCTCCTACTGCAAATGCATCGGCAAGTGTAGATATTTCTTTGATAGATGCCGATGATAACTATGGATACATAATAGATTTTGATGGGATATCGGATACAATAACATGAACGCATCAGATAAAATTATATCAGACGCATTAGACATCGCAGAATTTGAAGAAATCACTATAGAACATTTTCAAGAAGAAGATGACGACTATACGTTTGCCCGAAAGAACCTAAGAAGTATCCTTGAAAAAGGAAGTCTGGCTCTAGATAAAATGATAGAAGTGGCAGACTTATCTCAGCATCCAAGAAGTTATGAAGTAGTTTCTACGTTGATTAATTCTTTATCAGCCTCAAATAAAGATTTGCTTGAACTTTCTGAAAAGAAAAAGCGAATAGAGAAAGCTGAAAATAAAATTGATAACAATAACGTCACTAACAATCTATTCATAGGATCTACTGCGGAGCTTCAGAAACTTTTGAAGGGCGAATAATATGGCTTCTGATAGTTATCTTGGTAATCCACTTATCAAGAAATCCAATGTAGCGATCAACTTTACAGCTGAACAGATTCAGGAATATGTAAAGTGCGCTAAAGATCCAGTCTATTTTATTCAGAACTATGTAAAGATCGTCAATATCGATCTTGGTCTGGTTACGTTTAAACTATATCCATATCAACAGAGTATAGTTGAATCTGCTTGCGACAATCGATTTGTTATATGTAAGATGCCTCGTCAGTGCGGTAAAACGACTACGATCGTCGGCGTAATATTATGGCATACTCTTTTCAACGAAAATTATAATGTAGCCATTCTTGCTCATAAAGCCGCACAGTCTCGTGAAATTCTGTCTCGTATTCAGTTTGCCTATGAACATCTTCCTAAATGGCTACAGCAAGGTGTGGTTGAATGGAACAAAGGTAACATTGAACTTGAAAATGGATCTAAGATTTTAGCGTCTGCAACATCATCTTCAGCTATCCGTGGTGGATCTTTTAATATGATCTATCTCGATGAGTTTGCATTCGTTCCAAATAACTTACAAGAACAATTCTTCGCATCAGTATATCCTACGATCTCGTCAGGTTCTACTTCAAAAGTATTGATTACTTCTACTCCGAATGGCTTAAATCTATTCTATAAATTATGGGCAGATAGTCAAGACAATAAGAACGATTATCATGGCATTGACGTTCATTGGTCTGATACTCCAGGTCGTGATGAAAAATGGAAACTTGAAACTATTCGTAATACATCTGAACAGCAGTTTAGGGTGGAATATGGTTGTGAGTTCTTAGGTTCATCCAACACGCTTATTGATCCCTCTAAATTACAGACATTGGTGTTCACTTATCCGATCAAGACAGTTCCATATTTTGGATCAGATCTTAAAGTTTATACGGCTCCGGTTAAAGGTAATAAATACATCATTACAGTCGATGTAGCTCAAGGTGCCGGATTAGATTATTCTATATGTCAAGTCATCGATATCACATCTGTTCCATACAGACAAGTTGCAACATATAAGAACAATATAATTCATACGCTAGTTTTTCCAGACGTCATAAGAAATATTGGAATATATTACAATGAGGCTTTGATTCTTGTAGAAATCAATGATATAGGAAAACAAGTAGTCGATAGCTTACACTATGACTTAGAATATGAAGGCATATTGACCGTCGATAAATCGATAGCAGCCGGACAAAAATTGACGGGAGGGTTTGGAACAAGAACGCAAATGGGTGTCAGAACGACTACCCAAGTAAAGCGTATAGGATGCAGTAACTTAAAAACGTTGATAGAAAGCGATAAGCTTTTAGTATGCGACTTTGACACCATCAACGAATTGTTTAGGTTTGTAAGCGTAAGAAATACGTTTCAAGCTGAAGACGGAAACGACGATCTCGTTATGGGTTTAGTATTATTCTCGTGGTTGATTAACCAACCTTACTTTAAAGACATGTCTGAAAACGATGTTCATAAAGTTTTAGTTGAAGCGGCAATGGAAGACGATCTTCTACCCTTTATAGTAGATGAAGGTTATATATCGTATGGAAATGAGCCGATTGATGTTTCTCCCGATCAGTTTGATCCATTTTTAGCTAATTAAAAACATAAAATAATAAATAGAACATAGCATATACACATAAATCTGCTAAACGTTTTCGTAAGGGAGAATAAACCATGCCATTTCAAGTCAGCCCTGGAGTCAATGTATCTGAAATTGACTTAACCACTATAGTTCCTGCGGTATCCACCACAGAAGGTGCGATTGCCGGCGTTTTCCGTTGGGGTCCAATCGGTAAAGCCATCCTTGTAGATTCAGAAGACAAGCTTGCTGCTCGCTTCGGCAAGCCAGACAGCACTAATCCAGAAACATTTTTTACAGCTGCAAACTTCCTTGCATATGGCAATAAGCTTTATGTAAGTCGTGCTGCTAACACTACTGACACTACTGGCGTTACAGGTGTCCTTACTGCTGTAGCAAATACTGGTGCTTATGCAAATACAATTCTTATCAAGAATGATGACGATTACGATCTGTTATCTAACCCAGATACAGATGTACTATACGCTGCAAAATATCCTGGAGCCCTTGGTAATTCGCTTAAAGTTTCTGTATGCGATTCTGTAAATGCATACGGTTCTAATTTAAATATGTTTTTATCTAATAGCACTTTAGTCTCCGATAGTACTAAGATATCAAATGCCGGTATTTTATTTACGGTTGGATCCAATCAGGCTACAATTTTTATAGGTAATACGGCAGGACATTGGGGTAATGCTGATAGCTCAGCAGCAGTTCAAGATGCTTTGAATATAGTTATAAGCAATACATTTATAGTAGGCTCTATTCTACAAGCAGGTAATGCTACGATTGGTACACAAGGTCTTCGTATTACTAGTATCGCAAACGCAGCATATGCCGCAGGAAATACAACTGCAGTATTTAACTTAGATGCTAACTATACGCTTTCAACCAACTATTATTCAAATACAATTGTAAGAAATTGGGAATATTATAACGCAGTAGATAAGGCTCCTGGCACTTCAGTTTATACCAAGAAATTCGGTAATAGCTCAGCTGTCGACGAAGTTCATGTAGTAGTTGCCGATGAAGATGGCAAGTTTACTGGTGTTCCTGGCACAATTCTTGAAACCTTTAGAGGTCTTTCAAGAGCTACAGATGCTAAGACAGAAGATGGTGCCACACTATATTATAAAGAAGTACTCAATCAGAATTCAAATTATATCTGGTGGATTAATCATCGTTCTGGTGCTATTGGTAATACTGCTGTAAATATAGTTAATTCAACAAACTCAAAACCAGTAACTCTATCATTTGTAACTGGTTCAGATGGCGCCACTGAAAGTACTGTTGCAATCGGTGATCTTACCCGCGGATACGATTTATTCAAATCAGCCGAAGATATTGATGTATCATTGATTCTTCAAGGTAAATCTCGCGGAGCTTCAAATACTGCACAATTAGCAAATTATCTAATTGACAATATTGCAGAATCGCGTAAAGATTGCGTAGTCTTTATTTCGCCAGACAAAGATGACGTCGTAAATAACGTTGGTAAGACAGAAGTCACAGACGTCGTAGGTTTCCGTAACGCTCTAACATCTACTTCTTATGCTGTCATGGATTCTGGTTATAAGTATCAATATGACAAATATAATGACGTATATCGTTATATTCCATTAAATGGCGATATCGCTGGTCTTGCTGTTCGTACAGATAACGTACGAGATCCTTGGTACTCGCCAGCTGGCTTCAATCGTGGTCAGATCAAGAACATCATCAAGCTTGCTTATAATCCTGCTAAAGCAGATCGTGATATCCTCTATAAGAGCGATGTCAATCCAGTCTGTATTTTCCCGGGTCAAGGCACAGTACTATTTGGCGATAAGACGGTTCTTGGTAAACCAAGCGCATTCGATCGTATTAACGTTCGTCGTCTATTCATCGTTCTTGAAAAGGCAATTGCAACAGCTGCAAAGTTTACGCTATTCGAGTTCAATGATGACTTTACAAGAGCTCAGTTTAGAAACTTAGTTGAACCTTTCCTAAGAGACGTTCAAGGTCGTCGCGGCATCTATGACTTCAAGGTTGTTTGTGATGAAACAAACAATACAGGTGATGTTATTGATCGCAACGAATTTATAGGAGACATCTACGTTAAACCCGCCCGCAGCATTAACTTCATTCAGTTGAACTTCGTAGCAGTTAGAACTGGTGTTGAATTTAGCGAAGTTGTTGGAAATTTCTAATAAATAGGTTTAACTAACGAGGAGAATTTACATGGCCTTTAATATTAATGAAATTAAAAGTCAAATGTTATTTGATGGAGCGCGCCCAGCGCTCTTTCAAGTAACGATACAGAATCCAGCAAATTCTGTAGCCGATATCAAAGTTCCTTTCATGTGTGAAGCCACAGGTATTCCACAAGCAGAACTTGGTATGGTACAAGTTCCATATTTTGGAAGAATGATTAAACTCGCGGGTGATCGCACATACGCTGATTGGAACGTGACGATCATCAACGACGAAGACTTCTTGATTCGTAATGCAATGGAAGAATGGTCAAATAAGATCAATACTTTCCAAGGAAACATCAGATCTTTTGGTTCTGCTTCTCCTTTGCTTTATAAGTCACAAGCTCAGGTCGTTCAGTATTCAAAGACTGGCGTACCTATTCGTACATATCAGTACAACGGAATCTATCCAACATTAATAAGTGATATTCCACTTTCATGGGCATCACAAAATGAAATCGAAAGATTCCAAGTTACTTTTGCAGTCGACTATTGGGAAGTTTCCGGTGGAATCACTGGCAACGCAGGCGGACTTTAATAATATCGGGGGAGCTTCCACTCCCCCGTTTTTAAGTGAGATAATATAATATGGCAAGTCTTTTCGGATTCGAATTTAAACGCAAGAAGGACGAAGACAAGAGTAACAACGAGTCTTTTGCTCCTCTTGTTCAAGACGATGGCGCGATGGTCGTGGCAGCGGGTGGTACTTATGGTACCTATGTAGATCTTGAAGGATCTGCTCGTACCGAAGCTGAACTCGTTACGAAATATCGTGAGATGTCTCTACATGCAGAACTTGACTCAGCTATCGATGATATTGTCAATGAAGCTATTATCATCGATACTGACGTCGACGTCATAGAACTAAATCTTGATAAGACAGATCTTTCTGATAATATCAAGAACGTCATCATTCAAGAATTTAAATCTATCCTTCAATTGTTCGAGATGCATACGCATAGCTATGACATCTTTAGACGTTGGTATGTAGATGGTAGATTATACTATCATGTGGTCATTGACGATGCCAAACCAGAAAATGGTATCAAAGAATTCAGATATGTGGATCCACGTAAGATTCGAAAAGTACGTGAAGTCAAAAGAAAGCCAATACCTAATTCTAACATAGTCGTTACGCAAAAGCAATCTGAATACTTCATCTATAATGAAAAAGGATTTGCTCAGAATATTGCCCAAACAACTACTGCTACTGGCACATCTGGCGTAAAAATTTCTGCAGATGCTATACTTCATGTAACATCGGGTATAACTGATAAGAACAACCAGTTGGTTTTAGGTGCATTACATAAAGCAATTAAGCCGCTAAATCAATTAAGAACTCTTGAAGATGCTACGTTGATTTATCGCATTTCTCGTGCACCTGAGCGTCGCATATTCTATATCGATGTAGGTAACTTGCCTAAGATGAAAGCTGAACAGTATCTTCGTGATATTATGGCTCGATTCAAGAACAGAGTAGTTTATGACTCTGCTTCAGGTGAAGTACGTGATGATCGAAAGTTCATGACCATGTTAGAGGATTTCTGGCTACCTCGTCGTGAAGGCGGTAAAGGTACAGAAATCCAAACTCTACCACCTGGTCAAAACTTAGGTCAATTAGAAGACGTTAAGTATTTCCAACGTAACTTATATAAAGCGTTGAACATACCAATCAATCGTATTGAACCAGAGCAAACATACAATTTAGGTCGTGCTACTGAGATTACACGAGATGAAGTTAAGTTCTCTAAGATGATCACTCGTCTTCAGACTCGTTTCTCACAATTATTCCTACAAGCTTTAGAAAAGCAGCTCATCTTAAAGAAGATAATTACTCCAGAAGATTGGAATCAACTTAGTGATAATATTAGATTTAATTTTGCTAAAGATAATCATTATTCTGAACTTAAAGATCTTGAAGTGCTTAACGATCGTCTAAATGCGCTTAATTTAGTTGATGCATATGTTGGTAAATATTATTCATCCGAATGGGTTCGAAAAAATGTACTTCGTCAAACCGATGAAGATATTGAAGAGATCAATACTCAGATAGAAGGCGAAACTGAACAAGGTATTATAGTGTCACCTGAAGACGCGGCCGCGCAACAACAAGCAATAGAAAACGGCGCTAAACCAACAAATAAATAGATTATAAATAAAGGAATTAAGTATGGCTGATGTAGAAGTATTTGATCTAGTTAAATATGCAAATGAAAATCAACCTATCGATTTTGCTGCTTCTTTAGATAAGCTATTGAGTCAGCGCGCTGTTGATGCTTTAGCTGCTAAAAAGCAAGAAGTTGCTCAACGTATGTTTAATGATCCTGCTGACGAAACTGAAGATGACGAAGAATATGATGAAGATGAACTACAACAGGCATTAGATGATATGGATATCGATGTCGAAGAACTCGATACAGAAGAAATCGAATTAGAAGACGAAGACACAGAAGAACAAGAAGACGGAGAATCAGATGATTAATCTAACTGAACTTTTAGATAGAGCCAAAAAGAAAGCTTTAGAAAAGCCAGATACAAAAGATGGTTATGCTCCTAAGAGCACTGATGAACTTCGCTTCAAGAAAAAGCATGTAGTTCAAAAAACAGATGATCGCAATGGCAATAAAGACGATGTCTTTAATGCTACAAATGTAAAGACTCTTGAGCGCGCCAAAGAGCGTCACGGATATAACCCAGATGAAGATGAAAAGGTTTATGAAGGATATAGAAGAGATAACACTAGCTATCTACGTTCAGATCCAGATTATAAGCCATCTACACTAACACCCGGTTTAACTCCACATAAATCACAAGGAATGTCACCAGAACGTAGAGCAGCTACTGAACGTGAAATGGCAAGAATAAAAAAGCGATATGCCGCTAAGAACGAAGAAATAGAAGAAGTTAATGAAGATTCACACGCATCTCATTTTAGATTTCTTCGTCATCTACAAAAAGCTGGAGTTTCTGCACCATCAAAAGCAGATGCTATGGATATGATCGCTAAACATGGCGATCCAGATAGAGCTGGTCAAGCATATGTTAAACGCATTAAGATGATTAAAACTGCTGCTAATAAAGTTCAAAAAGAAGAACATAATCCTGAACTAGATAAGCTTGTAGATAAGTATTCTGATCACATAGTAAAGTCTCGTGATTCGCAATATCCTGAAGCCCATGAAGATGAAGCCAGACATGTACTTACACGAATACAAAAAAATCATGGCAAGGAAGCAGTTCGTTATGCAAGATTGCATGCTCAAACAAATCTTAATAATGTAAATCGTCAAGAAAATGAAAAAAGTAAAGCCGAGCTTAAAAAATATTATAAACCAACTTCCGGCCCAGCTTATAAACATAATAAAGAATCAGTTGAACACATTTATGAAGCAAGAAGAAAAAAGAGCCCAACTGAAAAGCTTTTTAATCGTCTAAAGAATTATGGAGTTAAGGATCCATCAGCTAAGCCATTAGTTGGCAATCAGCATAAAATTGATGCAAATAAAAATGGTAAAATAGACGCTGAAGACTTCAAGTTGCTTCGTAAAGAAGAAGTTCAAGTAGATGAAGTCCTAAATCCTTCAATGGGCGCAGGAGCTTATATTTCAGATTTTGTTCATTCAAAAGATCCTAAGTTTGCTGGTAAATCTAAGAAAGAACGAATGAAACAAGCTTTAGCCGCATATTACTCTGCTAAGAGAGGTGATTAATTATGGCAACTATGATTAATAGATCAGGTGCATCCGCGGTCGTTCATGTAACGGGCAACGATTGTATTGTTATTGCAGGCAATTCATCTGTAAGTAATATTGCGTTTGGTAATAGTACTGTATATGAAACTATTACTAGTGCTGCAATCACGCAAGTTTGGTGGGGTTCAACAGCTATTGGCGGCAATTCTTATTGGATCGTCAATCGCGGCACAGGTAACAGTAGTGTTGCAAATGTAAGTTTTCAAACAGGCAACACTGTACTAGTATTAGATGGTACTGGCTATATAGATTTTGCAGGCAGTGGTGCATCATTGATTAAAAACACAACCGCTAATTGCTCGGTCGGTTTAATCAATAGCACTACTGGTTATTTGATGATTGAATTTCAAAAAACACCAACTGTAGATCGATAAGCAAGGATTCATCAAATGAAATTAATCTGCGAACAAATGGAAAATGTCCGTTACGTTACAGAAGCCAAAGAATCTGGAAAGAAAGATTACTTTATCGAAGGCATCTTCATGCAAGGTAATATTCAGAATCGTAATGGTCGTATGTACCCAGTGTCGATCCTTCAGAAAGAAGCAGAACGCTATATGAAGGAATCGGTTCAACAGAATCGTGCATACGGAGAATTAGGTCATCCTCAAGGTCCATCAATCAATCTTGATCGTGTATCTCATATGATCAAAGAACTTCGTCAAGATGGAAACAATTTCTATGGTCGTGCTAAGATCATGGATACTCCTATGGGTAATATTGTGAAGAATCTTATGGATGAAGGAGCTTCTTTAGGCGTATCTACTCGCGGTATGGGTTCTATCAAAGAAAATAAGCAAGGCTTTATGGAAGTACAAGATGACTTTCATCTAGCTACAGCTGCCGATATCGTGGCCGATCCTTCTGCTCCAGATGCATTCGTTCGTGGCATCATGGAAGGTGTAGAATGGGTATGGGATAACGGTCTTCTTAAAGCACAAAAGCTTGAAGAGATGAAGAAAACGATTAAAAGAACTTCATCAAAGAATCTCGATGAAGCAAAGCTAAGTGTATTTGCTAGCTTTCTCAACGAATTGGTTAAAAAATAAGTTTTAATAAATATATCAAACATAATTTTTAGAAGGAGTTTCTAGATGAATCTTACAGAAACGATTAGAAAGATGAAAGACGTTGAGTTAGACGAAGCTGTAGAAGTCGGTGGCGGCGCCACTGGCACTTCTAAGGTCGCAGAACCAACCGGCGTTCGTGCTAAGGCCCCCGGCAATAGTAAAGCTCAGGGCGATCTTGCTCCAGTTAAGATCGTAGATCCTAACAATCCTGGTGTAGAAGACACAGATGCAGAAACCAATACAAAGCCAACAGGCGATGCTTCTGCCAAGAACAGAGCTTCTGTTGCCACTAAAGGAACGGGTATGAAAGAACACATCGACGTAATGTTCGACGGAGAAGATCTCTCTGAAGAATTCAAAGAAAAAGCCGGCACGATCTTCGAAGCCGCAGTTAGCGAGCGCGTTGTTGAAATCGTCGCTGCTCTAGAAGAAGAATATGAAGCTGCACTTAATGCCAAGCTCGAAGAAATCGAAGAGCAGTCAATTCAGGATCTAGAAGGTCTTGCTGCTAAGCTTGACGAATATCTAAACTATGTTACAGAACAGTGGATGGAAACCAATGAAATTGCTGTTGAATCTGCACTTAAGTCAGAAATCACAGAAGAATTTATTGAAGGCCTAAAGAATCTATTTGCCGAGCACTATATTGACGTTCCTAACGAAAGATTTGACGTCGTAGAAGAGCTATCTGCTCGCGTACAAGAACTCGAAGATCAGTTGAACGAAGCTGTTAACGAAAATATCGAACTTGCTGCTTCAATCAACGAAATGAACACTGAAGAAGTTTTCAACGAAATCTCAGAAGGCCTAGTAGCTACTCAGGTTGAGAAGTTCAAGAAGCTAACGGAAGGTGTAGAGTACGACGATCTTTCTAACTATAAGAAAAAGCTTCAGATCATCAAAGAGAATTACTTCGGCACTGCTAAGGCAGAGAAGAGAACCTCGGGTCTTCTTGAAGAATCTTTTGAAGGTGAAGAAGAAATGCCGGTAACAAGAGGTCCTATGGCCCACTATATGAAAGCCATTAGCAGAAACACTGTTAAGTAAAAAACATTCGTTTTATAAATAGTAAAATAGCAAGATAATTGATTGCTAACAAAGGAGAAACCAATGATTCTAACTGAAGAAGCACAAAGAAAGTGGGCCCCAGTCCTACAGCATCCTGACCTACCAAAGATTGCCGACACACATCGTCGTGCAGTTACGGCAGTCATTCTAGAAAACACAGAGAACGCTCTACGGGAAGCTGGTCGTCAGCTTGGTTATCAGCATCTTCTTGGCGAAGCTGCTCCAACAAACTCAATGGGCGCTTCATCTTCAACTGCATCTGATGGTGCAATTGATACATTTGACCCAGTCTTGATTTCACTCGTTCGTCGTTCAATGCCTAACCTCATTGCTTATGACATCTGCGGTGTACAGCCAATGACTGGCCCAACAGGTCTAATCTTTGCAATGCGCGCTCGCTACACAGATCAGACCAGTGCAGAAGCACTTTATAACGAAGCGAATACTTCATTCTCTTCACCAAGAGTACCTAACACAGCTGCCTTCGGTAACGGTCAAGTCGGTACAGTTCCTTCTGCTAACAGCAACGTTAGTAATGCCCTTTACAATATGGGTATTGGTCTACCACTAGCCAACGCCGAAGCTCTAGGTACTACTTCTCATCCTGCAATTCCTGAAATGGCATTCAGCATCGAGAAGGTAACAGTAACTGCTCTAAGCCGCGCTCTAAAGGCTGAATACTCAATGGAACTCGCTCAGGATCTTAAGGCTATTCATGGTCTAGATGCTGAAACAGAACTATCCAATATTCTTTCCGCCGAAATTCTAGCTGAAATCAATCGTGAAGTAATCCGCACAATCAACATTACAGCTGTACGCGGTGCCAATACTGGTACAACCACAGCCGGTGTATTCGACCTTGATACAGACTCCAACGGCCGTTGGTCAGTTGAAAAGTTCAAGGGCCTAATGTTCCAGGTTGAACGTGAATGTAACCAAATTGCCAAAGACACACGTCGTGGCAAGGGCAACATCCTCATCTGCTCAAGCGACGTAGCTTCTGCTCTTCAGATGGCTGGTGTTCTTGATTACGCTCCTGCTCTAAACAGCAACAACCTAAACGTTGACGATACAGGTAACACCTTCGCTGGTGTACTCAATGGTCGTATTCGTGTATACATCGACCCATATACAACTGGTAACTATCTAACAACTGGTTATAAGGGTTCCAGCCCATTCGATGCCGGTCTATTCTATTGCCCATACGTTCCACTCCAGATGGTTCGTGCAGTCGATCAGAATAGCTTCCAGCCAAAGATTGGCTTCAAGACACGCTACGGCATGGTAGCCAACCCATTTGCAGAAGCTGGCAACGCCACAACTCCTGCAAACAGCGGTCGCCTAGTACAGGATACAAACCTATACTATCGTCGTATTCTCGTCAATAACATCATGTAATTGAGACGAGATAGTCAAAAAGAGGGGACGCAATGTCCCCTCTTTTCTTAGAATAAGAATAAAGACTTAAAATTATAGGAGAGCCCCGCTCTCCTATTTTTTTGCATAAATAATGAAAAAGGAGATCTTATGTCAGCCGTAGATAATCAACCTTCAAACAAGAACTTTCTTTCACCATTAGGATTCAAATTCTTAATTAAGAAAACTCCTAATATGAATTGGTTCGTACAATCCGTGAATTTACCTGGAATAAGTTTGCCTGAAGCTGTGGTGCAAACTCCTTTTGTTAATATTCCATTTTCTGGTGAGCAATTAACTTTTGAAAAGTTACAAGTAACCTTTCGGGTCGATGAAGACATGTCTAATTATCTTGAACTTCATAACTGGATGATTGGCCTGGGTTTCCCAGAAAAATTTGATCAATATATAGGTACTGGTCCTGACTCTACAAACTCAAATCGATTCAACAAACCGGGTCAAATAAAATCAGATGGTACGCTTTTTATCATGAATTCCGTAATGAATCCTATCGTGCAAGTGCATTTCTTTGACTTAGCTCCTATCAATCTATCTGGCTTTTCATTCGATACAAAGATGTCTGATGTAATCTCTGTGGAAGCCACCGCAACCTTTTCTTACCTTCGCTACACTATTTCTGCTGTCTAGGCATTTACAATTTAATTCTACTGTAGTATAATCTATGGTATCCTGAATAATATTGATATAGGATTTAATCATGAAATTAGAAGAGATTCAATCTCTTTGGGAAAAAGATAGTCAGATTGATAGATCTGAACTAGGCGAAGAAAGTCTAAAGATAGCTCAGTATCATTCGACCTACTTTAAGATGTACTCTGAGGAAAGGCTTCTACTTAAGAAACTTGAATACCAATACAAGGTCTTATATAAGACTAAGCATGAATACTATAATGGCACGCTTAGCCAAGAAGAACTGAAAGAGAACGGATGGAATCCTTTTACTCTCAAAGTGCTAAAAACTGATCTGAATATATACTTAGAAGGTGATACAGATATTCATAACTCTCAGCTTAAGATCGAGTACCAGAAAGAAAAGATCAATCTGCTTGAGAACATCATCAAAGCTTTGAATAACCGTAATTACCAGATAAAGAATGCGATTGATTGGGCTAAATTTATGAATGGTGTATGATGGATGTAGTACGCGTAGAGAAACTAAATGAAGTATACAACAGAATCCATTGTGAACCTTGGTTGGCCAAGGAGATCGATTCGTTTTTCACTTTCAAAGTTCCTGGTTACCAGTTTATGCCTCAGTATAGGTCTGGTATGTGGAATGGAGATGTGCACATATTTAATGTGCGTGGCCAAGTGTTATATGGAGGACTAAACGGGTATCTCGAGAAGTTCTGTGAAGAACGTGAATATCAAATAGAGTACCTAACCGACTTCAGTGCTGATGAGTTCTCTCTCAAAGAAGCACAAGACTTCATCTCATCTCTTGCTCTCCCATTTCAACCAAGAGACTATCAAGTAGACGCATTTGTTTATGCAGTTCGCAATCGTCGAGCTGTCCTCTTGTCTCCCACTGCATCTGGTAAATCATTCATCATCTATCTGATCAGCAGATGGTTTAGTGCTCGTACTCTTCTTATCGTTCCTACTACTTCTCTTGTCCATCAGATGTATACTGACTTCCAATCTTATGGATATGACTCTGAAAAGCATTGTCATAGGATCTATTCAGGAGAAGAAAAGGACGTAGACAAACCAATAACCATCACTACATGGCAGTCTATCTACAAGATGCCTAAATCTTGGTTTGATAGGTTTGATGTAGTCATCGGCGACGAAGCACATCTCTTTAAAGCCAAATCGTTGACTTCTATCATGGAGAAGTTGGTAGATTGCCAATACAGATTTGGATTTACAGGTACTCTTGATGGTGCCCAGACTCATAAGTTGGTGCTCGAAGGTCTGTTTGGACCGGTCAAGAAGGTCACCACCACAAAAGAACTTATAGAT